TGAGCTTTTGCTAATTCTTCAAAATTCTTTTTAATTGCACGAGCAATAGTAATAGGGTGATTCCAAATATCATAAGTTGCAAGAACCCAACCTTCTCCAACATTACCCCATATTCTTTTGATACCAGCTGATGCAACAATCTGTCTATTGACTGCACCTGTAAATGCTAATCCATTTTCTTCTAAATTCATACACTCATTCATATTATCGTTTGCTAAAAAATTTGCATCTAATTGCATAAGTTTATGATTCATTTGAGATTGCATAATTATTTTACCATGATCAGATATGTATGGTATAATTACTAATCTATCTTTATCTTCATTCATAATATTAACCATCATTTGTAATCAATTCTGGGTATAGCGATAAAACTGTTAAAGGTAAAGGTTGAGTTTGACGTACATAAATAAAACCATCAGTTTCATAGTTACCTCTAAACTCTACTTCCTTATCACCTGTAAATACTGGGATAGCTTGATCCATAGGATTAGCAGAAGATCTAAATGGTATTGCTTCCATATTGTTTAAATCTGAACCAACTTCAACACCAACTGACTCATAAAGTCTAACTGTAATATTGTATATTCTTTTTGTTTTAGCTTGTGATGTGCCATTTTGTGAACCAGCATCTATTCTCATAGTTTGTAGTAATGATGTGTACTTCAATCCAACTTTAACTTTAGTTGATGATCTTGCTAAAGTAATAGATCCACCTGATACAGTTCTATCTGGATGAGTAGAACCATTAGCAAGAACAGATACAACTTGTCCCTCAAGATGATCTAAACCTGTAATTGTTGTAGTTGCAGATCCAGAATAAGCAAGTTGAGAATCTAAGAAATTAAAATTTGTATTATCTGTTTGATCAAAATCAAATTGATTTATGTATTCTACATAACGTCTAGTAACTCCATTAATAGTACGTTTAATAATAACCCAAGATTGATATTCTTTATCATCTGTAGGAATGGTTGCTATGGATTCGCATACTGCAATACCTGTACTAAATGCACCACCAAATACATGCTGATGCCAAGCAACAACTTGTTGTTCTCTTTGATAAGTTAAACCAATTAATTTTCCATCTTCTCTTACGCACCAAATAATTTGATTTGGTTCTTGTTGGTAAGACATAGATTTAATTCCAGATTCTGAAATATGCTCAGCAAGAATAGTCATGTCTGGTGCAACATAACCATCAACGTCAAAGTTATAAGCTAGTTCTCTAATCTTTCTTTTAGCACGTTGTAAAAATAGAGTTACGTTACCTACAGGAATAGCATCTATATTTGCACAACCATGGTTAGATTGTTTTTTAATAAGAATGTTTGTTGGACTTACTGGATCATCTGTACCGCCACCTGATACTGAAAATTCTCCACCTACTGTACCAACGATTAATGTTCGTGTTGCAGATAAAAATCTAATTGCATTTACTTGGTTAGAAGCGATTGTATAAATGATTGCATCATCATCAGCTATTGTGCCATGATAATTATCATCCATATTTTCATAATCACCTGATTTAGAAAAGAATAAAGTTTGTGGTTGATGTTCAGTTCCTGCAAATACTAATCTTTGTTCATAGAAAGTTACGCAAGAAGGATAGCCTGTATATTCTGACCACGCACCTAAAGCCCAGTCTGTATCTGCAGTGGTCTTACCTAAATCTTTAATAACAGTTCCAACAACAACTGTTGTAGAAGTAATAGATGTAATTTCAAAATGTCCCTCATCAAAATGTACTAATCTTCCAATATCACCAGATGTAAAACCATTGCCATCATTAATGCCAGTTACTGCTGATGCAGTTACTGTTGTTGTTTGACCAACTCCTTTATGTGATGGTGTTAAGGTTGTTGTTGTAATATTATGATCTAAGAATGGTCCATTAGAAAAATCAACATTTGTAATAGTCCAAGAGGTATGACCAGTTCTTGATAATTTTCTTGGTGGAAAATCAGGATGACAAATGTACATAACGTCAGCTGATTGTGCGAATTTTAAATCTGCTAGATCTGCTGTTTCATAAGTTGTTGTTAATGTGTAAACTCTATTTGCAATTCCACCTGATACATAAGTTGTATAAGAAGATGTATTAACATTGTTGCCATCTATATCTTGTAATTCAAATGTATTAGTTGCAACATTTGCTACCTTAAATCTTTTACCATTAACTTGTGTCATTCCTACAACACCAGAAATAACAACTGTATCTCCATTAGCAAAACCATGTGATGCAGATGTTACAACACCAGGATTAGCTTTTGTAATTGCTGTGATTGTTTTATTAGCTTCTAATATTGCACCACTGTCTTTATAAAAACGAATATAAAGATCACCAAATTCTAAAATGTAAGTTTGTGTTGTTGAAAATTCAAAAGGAATTAATCTTGTAAATGCTGATGATGTTTTAACTTCAGCTACAAATGTTGTGCCTGGTCTTCTTGCTGCAGAACCATGAGGATAAACAATCATGTTCTGTAAAGTTTTACAACCAGATGCGTATTTGGCTAAATCATTTCTACCATCTAAACGTGGTGATAATTCTCCACCTGTAAAGTTTGTTAATTGAACAGCAACTCTAGCCATGGTTTTTAAAACCTAGAGTTGATAAACGTATTTGAATCTACTACAGATGCCATACCCATTTCTTGATCTGTGTTATATCCTTCAGTTGAATCTACAAATCTAGCATCTTTTAATTTTTCTTGATACAGTGAATACATTTGCGTAGCTACTGGATTAGATGAAGTTACTGCATAAGCAATATCAGCAGCTAACGCAGCACTTAAAACTTCTCTAAGTAATTGATCGTATTCATTAGGATCTTCAACTCTTGATATATATAATATTTTCATAGAAGTAGAGTGAGATAAAATCTTTCTGCCTTCTACAACGTGATCAGATTCGTAATCTAAAATTTTAATTAATCTTAAACAATCTGATGGTAGTGTAAATTGTTTTGTAAATCCCCAAGCTGGTGCTTCTGTATCAGCTGGTAGTTGAACTCTTTTTAATAAACAGTTCCAAGGGTGATGTCTAAATAAAGCATCTCTTACATTTAAATATCTAGCATTGCAAAGTCTTGCATTCTTAGAATCTTCTGTAAGTGTTAAGATTGTAGATGCACCTAATTGATTTAAAGCTCCGTTACAAATTTCTACTACTGATGCCATATTAAACTTTCTTTATAATATATTTACGTCTTAATTGTCTAGGTTTTACTGCTGCAAAGATCTCAGCTTCAGTAAGCTCTAAATCTTTATCAAAACCATGATGTGCAGTTGATGTATGTTTAAATCTATCAACTAGAACATAGCGATAGATATAATCTTTATTTTGTAAATGTAAAATTGTTTTTACGTTGTCTGTTTTTTTCATAATAAACAGTGGGGATTTTTAGTCCCCACTATTTAAAGTAGTATTATTCTACTGTGTAGTAAACCCAAGCATAGATAGTACCGCTAGCAGAAGCTCCGCCAGTTGTAATAAGTATGTCTGTGCTTGCTGTAGTTCTGTAACCTAATCCAGTTACGGCTGCAACAGGAGCACCTGTTGAAGCACCAGCTAACATAGATTGAGTTTGTCCAGCTACGTTCCAAGTACCAGTTACACCAATGTATCTAGTCGCACTGCCAGAATCGCCAACAGACAAAGTAACGCCAGATCCTAAAGCATCAGCTTTAATGATCACGTCATGAATTGTCGCATTAGCAGGGATTCTAGCAACTGTGATGTCTGATCCAGATGCTAAAGAACTTGCTTCGTAAGTGTCATAAAACACTCTAAGTTTTCCGCCTACTTCTTCGCTTGAAGAAAGAACAACAGGAACACTGTCAAGGTTTGTTATATTTACTGATTTTACGCTTGCCATATTTTTATTCTCCTATTGTTAGTATTATTCGTCGCACGCAATTTCGACAACTTTTTCTTCTTCCATACGAGTAGCACCAATGCTCATAGCGTAGTAAACTTGAGTGCTGTACGATTTGTCAGCTCTCTCGTCAATTCTAGCTAGAACATCTTGACCAATCGCTAATTTAATAGCGTCTGATGTAAATGCATAACATAGTCTGTCGTCTGTATTTGTTGCGTCAAATTTTAATCTATTAGACACGATGAACTTAAATCCTAGGAACGAATCTAATTGTCCCTGAGCTAGAGCTTTAACAGTGTTAAAGTCAGAAGATTTAACTTCAGTTGTGTTTAATAAATCGCTAATTTGTTTTGGACTAACAACGATGAATCTAGGTAAACTAGGATCAACGTCTGCTAAGTCCAATATTTTTTTAGCTTCTAAAAGTTTTACAACAGTTAGTCCATCAGTTTGTGATGCACTGTAAGGCTTCTGTCCAGCTGGTAATGGAACAGAAGTAGATCCTGTTTCACCAGTGTATGAAGTTCCGCCTAAAGCTGCAATGATTACATCATCCATAGCTCTTCCCATAGCAGCAGCCGCAGCTTTTGCATAAGAAGATGTTGGATCAATTAATAATCTAACTTTATCTGCATTGTCTATTAGATCAGCCCACTCATAATCAGCAAGAGAAACTCTTCTTCTTGAGTGCGGTGTATCTACCTGTGGAGTATCAGAGTGTCTAGATGTTCTTAGAACAGCAGTTGTTTTACCAACTTGATCAAAGAACGCATTCTTTCCTACTACTGACTCAACATCCACAGCTCCTCTTAAATACGATCCCATTTGTTGAGATAGCATTTGTACGTTTGAACTGTACTGCTGTACAAAAGCAGTTGTTATTTGATTTGACATAT